AGACCTGCCAACCTACGACCTAACCGTTGCCGTCGCCGTACGGCGCAACTAACACAAAGGAGCCACCATGGCGACATCAACATTCCTGTCAAACGCAACAATCAACTTGACGCAGGGCGCAACCACCACTGACCTCAGTGACCAAGCAAACCAGTGCACAATCACAATCGGCAGCGACTCCCTCGAAGTCACCGCTTTTGGTGATACTGGACACAAGTTTGCTGGCGGTCTTCAGTCGGTTGACGTGAGCATCACTTTCTTTTTGTCCTACGGGGCCTCAGAGGTTGAGGCCATCCTTGCCTCAGCTGTGGGCGCAGGCACGACAACGCTCGTCATCTCGCCATCTGGCACCACGGAATCAGCGTCCAACCCTGAGTACACCATTGCTAACTGCATGCTCGCTGACTTCACGCCAATTAACTCAACCGTGGGAGAAATCGCCACAGTGACCGCCAACTTCGTCGGTGGCACCTGGGTACGCGACGTCACAGCGCCGTAATTCGTAAAAAACACATAGAGGAGAACCTATGAAAATCACACTCAACGTCGAAGAGAAAGACGGCCTCACCTATCAGGTGACAACCAACCTCTTCTCCATTGTGGCATTAGAGCGCAAGTTCAAGATCCGAGCGTCTGACCTTGCCTCTGGTGTCGCCATGGAACACCTGGCTTTTCTTGCCTTTGAAGGTGCGAAGCAAGAAGGGTTTACAGTGCCAGCGGTTTTTGATGATTACATCAAGCGCCTTATTGCCGTTGACATTGTGGAGGACGAAGGCGCAAACCCTACCAACGGGGCAGTTACCTCCGAACCCTCTGCGAGTTAGTCGTCGAGACAGGTTTCTGGCCTCCGCAAATCCCATTCGATATACAAGAGCTGCACACCGTCGCTGATGTGCTGAGACAGATGAACAAGGAGGCAAAACGATGACAGCAAACATTTCCGTTGAAGTTGCAGGCATCAACGAAGCCATCCGTTCTCTAAACAAGATTGAGCCGGGCTTGCGTAAAGAGTTCAACAACGAAGCGCGTGTTATCGCCCAGCCTGCTGTAAACGCCGTCAAGGCTGCGTATCACTTTGTTCCGCTTTCTGGTATGGAGCGCAAGTGGGCAGGCCCAGCAGTGCGAGGTCGCAAGGTGTTTCCGTTGACTGTTGCAAGCGCTCGTAAAGGCGTTGACGTTACTTTCAACACTGACCGCCGTTCTCTTGGTGTCATCAATATCGTGCAACGCAATGCGGGCTGGGCAATCTTTGAAACCGCTGGGCGCAAGAATAAAAATCCTTTGGGAGATTCTTTAGGGCCTATTCAGCCCGGACGCACTCGCTTGATTGGCCCGGTTGTTTACAGCAAGCGCCGTGAGATTGAGGATGGCATGCGCAGGCTTGCGCTCAAAATCGTTAACCGTGTAAACAAGGACTTTCGCTGATGCTTTCAATCCCCATCATTTCGTCGTTTGACAACAAGGGCATCAAGAGCGCCATCAAGGAGTTTAAGCAACTCGAGACCGTCGGGCAGAAAGCCCAGTTTGCTTTGAAGAAGGCTGCTGTTCCTGCAGCTGCTGCGTTTACCGCTGTTGCTGCGGGGCTGTTTGATGCAACCAAGGCAGCAATGCAAGACGCCTCCGCACAAAAGGCGCTGGCTCGCCAGATTCAACGATCTACCAAGGCAACTGATGCAGACATTGCAGCCAACGAGGAATGGATTGAGACCCAAGGCAAGTTGCTAGGCGTCACCGACGATGAGTTGCGTCCTGCGCTCGCTGGTCTTGTTCGAGTAACCAAGAGCATCCCGCAGGCTCAAAGGGCTGCATCTTTGGCAATGAACATCAGTGCAGCGAAGGGCATCAGCCTTGAAAGTTCTACTAAGGCATTGGAACGTGCTTACGGTGGAAATCTGAACGCTTTAAAGAAGATTGCTCCCGAGTTGAAGACCCTGATTGACAGTGGCGCTACTGCTGAGCAGGTGTTTGAGGCTCTGAATAAGAAGTTCGGTGGCGAGGCTGCAGCTGCTGCAGAAACAACTGAAGGCAAGTTCAAGCGTCTCAAAATTGCGTTTGATGAAACTAAAGAATCAGTCGGGACAGGGTTGCTCCCAATCATTGAAGGCGCTCTTCCGTATCTTCAGTCGTTTGCCAAATGGGCACAGGATAATCCCAAGACGTTTACAAAGATTGCTGGCGCTATTGGAGTGATTACCGGTGCAATGGTTTTGTTAAACGCTGCTCTTGCTGCTAACCCAATTGTTTTGGCGGTTGGTGTGGCTGCGGTTTCGGCTTATGCAATATCCCAATTCGGGCCAGGTGCTGTAGAGAAATTAAAAGAAAAAGCCGACAAGGCACTTGGGGTTTTTGACGCCAAGAGCAGTTCTGTTTACGGCGTAGATCCGAACCAGTTGATTCCTTATGACGACCAACGAGTCCTTGCGCCAGCGACAACCGCTAACCGTGGTGTCATTGTCAATGTAAACACAGGCATCGGCGACCCAGTTTTGATTGGCAAAACAGTGCAAGAAGCGTTGGACTCGTTCAAACGGAGATCTAAGTAATGCCGTTTCCGACACCTAAGGTTGAGATTGCTTTCGATGACGGCCCTTATGTTGCGTCGCCTACTTGGACTGACGTCACGTCGTTTGTGCGTGGTATGGGCATTGACCGTGGACGCTCTGACGATTGGAGCGACTTCTACGGATCCGCAACGGTAGTACTTGATAATCGTGCCCGCACCTTTGACCCGTTTTACACGTCAGGCACTTACTACGGAAAACTTCTACCGCGTCGCCAGATACGCATCACGGCGACCTATGGCGGTACTTCGTATCCGGTGTTTCGTGGCTATGTAAACGGATGGCCTCCGACGTGGACAAGTGCAGGCAAGGACTCCACTGTCACGTTGTCGTGCATGGATGCGCTTGGTTTGTTGGCGTCTGAGACCCTCCCTGCGGACTGGAGCCGTAATTACATCCTGAGCACTAGCCCACGGCATTACTACCCCTGCGATGACCCTGTAGGGCCGTACACGTCTAACCAGACTTTGACCGACTTGGGTTCTGTTCCGTTGAACATGGCGACAACTACAGCTGCATCGAACGGTGACCAGTTGGCTGTCGGTCTTGTTAACCGCAGTATTACGGGCACAGGTGGCGAGGCTGCAAACTCTGCCTATGGGGCTGTTGATACTAACCCGGGAAGTTTCTCTGTTTCTTTGTGGGCTATCCCCGACTCGTCAGGCACTATCTCACAGTTCTTGCAGGGTTATGTTTACAACCACGGTTTCAACTTCTCCTATGAGAATTCAACGGGGAAGTTCCGTGTTGAAGTAACTGAGCCGTCTTTCGGTAACTCGAAGGTTGCTACAACAACCATTTCGGGCTGGGATTCGGGCATGGCTCGTATGTTGTCGTTTACATGGAACAGCAGTACCCGCACGATTGCGTTCTACATTGACGGTCTTTCAATTGCGACAACGACCGCAAACAACGCAGGCATTTATATTCCCTTTAATGAACTTGTAAACATCGGCGCTGGATCCGTACAACAAGTCATCGTCTGGAGCGGTGTGCAAACACAGGCTGTATTGCAGGACATTTACAAATACTCCACGGTTAACCTGCCCGAGACAACCGCTGCAAGGTTTACGCGCCTTATCGGTGAGACACAGTTTCCTGCGTCGCTAACAAGTGGGCCGTCTGCGCCTGCGTCTTCCGTGTTGGACATCACTGATGATGCTCCGAAGTTGGCTGGCGAACTGCAAAAGGTTGCCGACTCTGAGTACGCCCCGCTTTTTGTTGACCGCTCTGGTGTGGTGACGTTGTACTACCAGAACCAAATCCGCACTCAGTCACGCTCTATTGTTTCGCAGGGCACTTATGGCACGGGTGGCTACAGCATCGGTCAGGATGTTTCGATTGCTTATGACGGCGATTCGATGCGTAACGAAGCCAATGTGACTATGTCGGGCGGTGGTGTTTACATCGGTAAGAACACGACGTCTGTGACGGCGTACGGTGCAGCTCAAGAGTCCATTGATACGCAGGTGTCGTCGTTGGCTGACGCTCAGGACATCGGCAACATCGTGTCCGGTTGGGGCGGGCAGGTTTACCCTAAGGCTGATCCGTTTGAGGTGGTGTTGTCTCCGTCTGCGGATTGGAGCAACGCGCTTGACCGTGAGTTGAATGACCGTATTACGTTGGTGGTTTCTCCGCCGACTGGTAATGCGATTACGACGCCGATGTTGATTCAGCGGGTGACTCATAGTGTTGTGCCGGGTGAGTGGCGTACCACGTTTGAGGGTTCGGCGCGTTGGGCTGCGGTTTGGATTTGGGGAACTTCTCGCTATGGCGGGACAGACCTTTTAGGATAGGAAACTATGGCAACACCAACTAATCTTCCAGCAGCGGTCGCCACGGGCGATGTCGGCACAGCTGCACAATTCAACGGGCTCCGTGGAGCGTTCCGCATTATGCAAGTTGTTCAAGCTTCAACAACAACTCAAACGAGTAGCACATCTGCGAGTTTTGTAAACACAGCCTTAGTGGCTTCGATTACGCCACAATCCAGCACGAGCAAAATTTTCGCATTGGTAAGTGGCACTTGTTTTGCAAGCGGAGTAGGAACAACTCTTTCGCTGCGTCTTGTACGAGACACAGGCTCAATAACCGCCTTGCAAAGCTCTGACACAGGTTCCTCCGCTGGTTCTGTGCTTTGCGGTTACAACTTTGCTTATTTGGATAGTCCCGCCACAACATCATCAGTTAGTTATCGCACTCAGCTCTGTCGTGTTGCTGGCGCAGGTGCTGTTTATGACGAAATTAACGGCTCTACTACCACCCTTACACTCTTCGAGGTTTCCGCATGATTACCGACCCAATTGCAGACCTGCTTATCAACGCAGGCTTTACCGATGGCTGGGCAGTGTCTGACGGCGTCCTAGTCCTTTGGGAACACGACGTTGACCCACCCGCACCACTAGTGAGACCCGATGAAGCGCCTACTGCTGACGCTTAGCCTCGTCGCCGTCCTTGCAGGATGCGCCGACCGCGTCCGCTACAACTGCGACGACCTCAAACAACCCAACGGACTCCTAGAAAGACGATGCCCATGAACCCCGACAAACGCCTCTCCAACGAAGAAATCAAAGCCCGCCTAATCCTCGTCGTCGGCGTCGGTCTAACCGTCTCGTTCGTCATGGCAATCGGATCACTAATCTTCGGTCTGCTGTTCGTCGTACAACCACTCGACCAATCACCCAACGACGCCGAAGCATGGGGCGTCCTCTCACCAATGCTGATGACCCTCGCAGGTGGACTCATCGGACTCCTCGCCGGTAACGGCCTCAAAGACAAACCGAAAGACCCACCAACATGATTGTTAGCACCGCCCAATACACCGTTGACGGCACACCCGTCAAAATTGTTGCCACCAACGAGGTGCCCCGAAACGTGTGGATTAACTGCTCCAGTAACGAAAACTTTTACATTGGGCCTACAAACGCTGTGAGCACGACTACGGGTTTCTTTGTTGCTAAGACCGCTGCCGACCTGCAAATTGAGTTAGACGCCAACGACGAAATCTGGGCAGTCATGGCAACAGGTACGCACACCATCACGGTCATGCAGGTATCGCTGTAATGCCACGCAAATACCCGTTCTACCCCGCTTGGGACGGCAAAAAGGCAAGCCCTGTCACAGAGAAACTGATGGACTTGTGCAAGCGCCGTTGGGGTTTTAGCAACCTTGGTATTTACGCCAACCGTCAAATGCGTGGCAGTAACAACCTCTCCGTGCATGCCACAGGCTGGGCTGTTGACATTGGCTATGGCACAGGCAAAGAGAACCGCGCCAAAGCCGTGCAGGCGTGGGACTGGTTTATGAAGTACACCGAAGAGCTGCGGATCTGCGAAGTACATGACTACGCCTACGGCAAGTTCGGTCGCGGATACAGGTGTTCGCGCGGAATAGGCACCAAGGGGGTCGTGGTTTACAAAGACCTCGCCAGTTCTGCGGGCACACCCGGAGGCACCTGGCTACATGTCGAAGTGTCTAACGATTGGGAATCACCCGAAGCGTTTGAGGCTGCATGGCGGGCGCTCCCTAAGCCATAAGGACGTGGCTGGCGCTTGGTCTCGCCAGTTACTAGGAGGGGCTAGGTGGTTCTCCATTGCGCCTAGCCTCTCCGCCACCCAAATGCTTGACTTGTGTTTACACGGCGGGCAGAATGT